GATGATACTTCTTCTGTAATTAATTTCATGGTTCTTAATTTACGTATGCGATCTTCGTAACTAAAACACTTCCACCATCTGATGCAGCAGTAAGTGTATCTGTAGGATCTTTCTCTAGAATAACAGATTCTTTAGTATTGACAGTTAAACTACCAACAGTTGTACCAGCAGCTAATTTTCTCGTAATTAATAATGCTGCAGAGTGATTATTAAATAATCTCACTACAGTAGCTGTACCAACATTAGATGCAGAGGATAAATCTCCTTGAGCTGCTAATACTTTAATCCTCATTTCTGGGTTCCTCTTCTTGACCTACTTCATTTGACACTTCAGTTTCACTTTCTTGTTCTGCATCTACCTTATCACCAAACATACTGTTGGCAACTTCTGGTTTTACTGTATCAACCTTTTCTGCACTTTTAGCAAAAAGTAAATCTTTAATTTTATCGCTTACTTCAGAAGCAGAAGCTCCTTTATCAAGTAATGCATTAACTATGTCATCATTTGGCATTGTGTCATAAAATAACTAAAAAGTATTTATATCTCTCCACCCTTGGGCATTTTTACCTGTGTCGCATCACCTTGCTTATTAATATCTGGTTCTGTAACTGGTGCTCCCAAATCCATACCTCCTGCCATTGGCATTCCAGTCATCGGATCTATTGCAGCTGCTGGATCTGGAAGTATACCTTCATCTATTTCTTTATCAATTTGTGCATCTATTTCTTTAATTTCAGTTTCTGTTTGTTTTAGAATTTTAGTTCTTACATGTTGAGATGAGAAATATCTACCCATGTATGGTTCAATTGCAGCAAGAATACCAAGTTGCTCATTCAATAATTCATTCTCTTTAAGATCGGAGAAATGATTATCATATAAGAAATCAAATTGTATATGATCTTCTAATGAATCCCAATCTTCTGGTGTGACAATATTTTTAAGGATTAATTGGGTCTTTAGCATATCAATAAAGACTCCAGAAAATCTCTTACGTAATCTACCAACAAACTTGGTAAACTTAAGTTCATCTCTTAAGATCTCTGATGATCTACCTA